CAAGCACTATCTTGGCTAAATTCTTTGGCGTGTTCATGTCCACTTGCGGCGGAGCCATCCCATTTCTATTCGTGGACCCGCAGAATAGCGGAGTTCTTACCGATCAGTTTGGGACAGGAAATGGGACCACGACTGCCTTTCAGTTGAGCCGCAACATCAATGGCGCTGTAGACATTGTCCAGTTTGTGATTGAATCACCACTTATCTATATCAATGGAACACTCACAACCAGTTACACGATGTCTGTAACTGGAGTGGTCACATTTTCTACTCCACCGGCTGTCGGCGCTGTCCTGACTTGGACTGGTAGCTTCTACTACCTCTGCCGCTTCTCGGAAGACACGCTGGATTCAACCCGGTCGTTCTCGATTAACAACGGACTCGATCAGTGGATGATTCAGGGCGTCAAGTTTCAATCCGAATTCGTCATGGGTGCGGTTAATGGCGCAATCGCTGAGCCAGGAGGCATAAGCGGTGGATTCATTTTCGTAAATGGAGTACTGGTGGGTGACACCTCGGGCACTATCACGGTCAACGGAGACACGCTATGATTCCAGGACTCAATTTCATAACCCCTAAGTATGAAGAGTCTTGTAACCTGCATTCTACTTGTGTTTGGGGCAATGGCTGGAGCACAGAGTAATGTGAACTTCTCCGATACCGTTCCTGCCGCTCCTTCTGGTTCGGTCAATGTCAAGTGGCAGCACGACCTCAATAATCCCGCCAATGTATCGGCGTATGTCCCGTTGTCGAGTCTGACCGGAAACTCTTTCGACAACCTTTACATCACTTCTTCATCGCTTCCTACTTTGTTCTTTGCTCCTGGAGGAACACCGGCAGGTGAGCTTGAGTTGACTGGAAGTGGCACATTCGATCTTGGCAGTGGACCTCTGGGAAGTTACAACGGAACTCTATGGCTCGCTGATCTACATGCTACGGATAACGTGTATTCATCGGCAGGGCACTTCAACACTGTCACGCTTACAGCCGATCCGACAACAGCCATGCAGGCGGCAACCAAGCAATACGTGGATTCTCAAGGCAGTCCTCCTCTCGTGTTCAGCAATCTTGATGATTCTCTAACGAAGTGGAAGCCGGTCTGCGTCCTGTCTGCGTGTAACCCTGGTGGCACGGATGCTCCCGCGTCAACGTCTCAGACCATAAACAATGTGTCACCCTCGCTAGATGGTCATTCGATGCGTATTTCAGAGACCACGAATGCCTCGTCAACCCAGACTAACGCTCTCTGGGTATATTCGGCAGGGTCTTGCGATAGCTGCACTACGACTACCTCTGATTTCGAAGTCTACATCACGAATGGAAGTGCGGCTGACAACATCGAATTCGATTCGTTCATCTTTGATGCCAGTGACTCGCTAGATTTCATGTTCGGAACTCAGTGCAACCAGACACTAGGGTTTTGGCAGATCGCCAATAATAGCAGTCCATGGCAGACGTCTTCTGCCGCTTGCAACCTGACTTCCGGGACGTGGCACCACATCGTTGAAACTTTCCATCGTGTCCCCGGTGATACCAGTTGTACCGGAGGTCTACCCTGTGAGCATTTTGACACCATTTCTGTGGACGGGAATGTAAACGTTATCAATATGTCCTATGTGGCAACGACCCTTCCAACTGGATGGGCTTCAACGTCGGGACTTCAATTCCAGATCGATATTGGTACTACGAGTTCCGCTACAACTGTAGCTGAAAACCTTGACGAAATCAGTTTCGCGGAGGGACCGACCGCAGGATACCTGCCCATCGGTGGCGGCACAATCACAGGACCGATAACTGTGCCGCTCATAAATGGAATGAGCGTCACTTCTCTGGGCGTTGGGACTGGCTCAGAGAATCTAGGTGGCTCCCTCACAGCCTTTTCTACCGGCACCGGCAACTTGGCGGTGGGACCCGGTGTGCTCAACTCCAACACCACAGGCAGCAACAACGTGGGCGTTGGCCAGGGTGCTTTGTATGTCAACACAACCGGCACCAACAACGTGGCACTTGGTTTGAACTCTCTGAATGCCAACACAACAGGAAATGAGAACGCTGGCATCGGACAAGGTTCTCTGGCTGCCCTGACAACCGGAAGCGATAACACAGGCGTTGGCAAGACCACCTTGGCTCAGATTATTGCTGCCGCAGGCAACACAGCAATCGGTGCATATTCAGGCTTCAATTCGTCAACACCGATGACGACAGCTTCCTATTCGACCTTCATTGGCCTGAACGCGAATGACAGCGTTAATGGTCTCACCAATGACATCGTCATCGGCTACAACGCACAGGCTACTCAGAGCAACGAAATCATGATCGGCAATTCAGCGATCACGCAGATGTGCTTCGCCGGAGGCCGCGCGTGTTGGTATAGCTCTTCGGGTGTACCGTCAGCCGCTCTCTGTGTGGCGGGCAACGTCGGCTCTTTGTACAGCAATACAGACGGCGGCGCTACAACGACTCTCTATGTCTGCACTGTAGCCGGAACCTGGACGGCCAAATAATGAAACACCTCATGCCAATCCAGCTAATCATGTATTTGCAGAGAACCGCAAACAATGTGCGTGCTGATCTCTTCACGCTCAACTTGCCCAACGGACAGACTCTCTGTGCTACGGATGCACAGTTCGACATCACCGTTCCCAGTACGACTCCCGGATGGACAGGGTCTACTACGACGTTCTACGCCTCACAGTGGGGTCAATGGTCACGTGGGGCCATCACTTCAGACGCAAGTTTTGATCTACACAGCAACACAATGGACCTGACTTGCATTCCACAACTGGACACCGTGTATCCGGGCACGTCTATAGGCATTCTGAATGCTGCGCTCAATGGATTGTTTGATGCTGCAAGCATCATGGTTCAGACGGTGTACATGCCGATTGGTCTACACGGAGACGTCAACTCCGGCGTGGAAACCAAGTTTTGGGGGCAGATCACCAGCATTCAAGAAATCAACCGAAACAAGATTGCGTTTCAGTGTGCTGATTACTGCTACCTGCTGAACGTCAAGGTTCCCACTCGCATTATTCAGGCGAATTGCCCTTGGGGATTTTGCGACGTCATCTGTGGGCTTTCAGCATCCTCGTACACGACTACCTTCACCGCTGCCATTGGTACAACGGGTTGGGTCATGGTTCCGGTCACAGCTTTCAGCCATCCGACAGGTTACTTCACGCAGGGTGTGGTTACGTGTCTGACCGGCTCAAACATCGGGTTGTCTCAGTGCGTCAAGCTGCATGATTCCAGTGGGAACTTGGAAGTCATGTATCCGTGGATATTTCCAGTTTCCGTTGGAGACACCTTCAGCGTTATCGCCGGATGTGACAAAAGCCTGACTACGTGCGGTCAGAAGTTCTCAAACCAAGTTCGGTTCGGAGGGATGCCCCTCGTGCCTCCGCCGCAAGCGGCAGTATAGGTGCAACCATGTTGACCACTGAACAACGCGAAGCTGTAGTCACTGAGGCACTCTCGTGGATTGGTACACCCTATCGTGGGTGGAGTTGTGTGAAGCATTGCGGGGTTGATTGTGGACAACTTCTCTACGGTGTCTATCATAATTGTGAACTCATCCCCGAACTCACGATGCCCACTGACTATCCTCTGTTCATTGGACTTCACAGGGCGTCTACAGAATATGTGGACTTGGTGTTGAAGTTCTTCCGAGAGATACCTGAGTCAAAAGTGCAGCCGGGTGACCTAGTAGTGTGGAGACTGACCGGTAGCAAGTCGTACTGCCATGGGGCAATCATCAAATCCTGGCCCGATTACTTCATACACGCTTATGGCGACAAAGTAAAAGCAGGGAATGCCAAAACACGGCTCAGATTCCTGAAGTCAGAGAAGCTGTTCTTCACCCTGAAAGACGGGGTGAAATAATGGGAAACATTCTTGGAGGCGGAGGAAGCAACCAACCAGAGAGACTCTTTGGAGTGAAGATCAACACTTCGGATTTGGGCAAGCCCCTGACTGTCATCATGGGATGTGCCAAGACCAACCAGCTTATCTTCTGGATCGACGGATTCGCTGCGACACCGGACTCCAGCGGCAAGAAGGGCGGAGGTGGTGGAGGAAAGGGAGGCGGCAAGGGAGACGGCCAGTACCTCTACTCTGCTGATGTCGTAGTTGGATTATGCGCAGGCCCGATCTCAGGTATCGGTGACGTGTGGACTGGTCAGTCTTGGCTGGGCTCTCCCACTGCTAACGAAAGCTACGAGATTGCTGGGCCGTCCTACAGCTACACTCCAACCAACGCTGCTGCCCTGACCAACGACTATGGCGTGTCCCCGGTTTCAACCTACTCAGCATCCTACAGTGACTACAGTGCTCCAACTACCACGACAGTAAGCAACACGACTTCGATTCCGTACAACAAACTGGCCTATGGTTCCACCCTTACTGCTGGCACATACTCTGTCAATCCCTCCACAGGTGCCTACAACTTCTCTGCCGCGAACGTGGGTCAGACAGTAAACCTTTCCTATGGTTTCTTACTGACCACCATCAATCAGCAGGAGAACGACCTCGTACCTTCTGGATGCGCCATTCAGGTGGGTGGCTCCTACGCCTTCGAAGCCGACTTGGGTGTGAAATATGCTGGCTCGGGTAGTAACTCAGGAAATGCTCTCTCAAGAGTAGGTGGAACTCCGTATGTCGCTGGAACTTATTCCGCGAGTGGTTCAGAACCGGCCACTTACCGATTTGCTCCCGCAGATATCGGCGCTGAAGTCACCATTACGTTCCAGATTCAGAATCCCAACGCGGTGGGTCAGAATGAATCCACCATGCTGGACTTCACGCTCAGCACTGGAAACATCGGCCAGTCTCCTTTCAGCTTCTTGCAGGGTAGTTTTCCTGGGGCTGCTTTGGGGTATAGCGGATGTGCCACTCTTCTGTATGAGCCAATGGACTTCGGCATGGGCGGCGAACCTCAGCAGAACAGCTTCGAGGTAATCACGCCTGACATCTACGGCGGTGTATATGCCAGTGGTGGACCCATCCTTGACTGTAACCCTGTTCAATGCATGACAAGGGTTCTCACTGACACGCAATGGGGTCTGGGAGTAGGAGCTATTCCATTCCCGGCTGCGTTCATAGACAACGGGCCAAACGGGACATGGGGCACTCCCGGAACTCCATCTGTACAGCAGGTTGGGCCGACTGCGTGGAATTGGTTTGCGGCCAACAACTTCTTCATCAGTCCGGTGCTTGACTCGCAGGATACAGCCGACTCAACCATGGCGAAGTGGTTGGAAAGCGGAATGTGTGCAGCTTTCGTTTCGGAGGGACTGCTCAAGCTGGTTCCGTTCGGTGATACCACCCAAGCTGCCAACGGCTGCACATGGACTGCTCCCTCTGAGTACATTGTGGCGCTTGACGATACCTGCTTCATCGCCAAGGAGGGAGTCGATCCTGTAAAGATCACTCGTAGCGCATGGCAGGATGCCTTCAATACTGTTCAGGTGCAATGGGACAATCGGAGCAATCAGTATGCCAAGGAAATTACTGAAGAGTCCGACCAGAGCCTAATCAATCGCTACGGCTCGCGCATCGAAGATCCGCAAGACTGGAATTTCATCCACTCTCTGACCGCTGCAACATTCGCAGCAAACATGCGCCTGAAGCATGGCACGTATATCCGCAACACGTACGAATTCACTCTGCCATACGTCTACTCGTACCTTGAGCCAATGGATCTGGTTACGCTCACTACAACCAGCGTGTGGGCTCAAGGCATCAACAACACCAACCTTGGCGTGGTTGATCTTCCAGTCCGGATCACCAAAATCGTAGACGACCCCGTCGAGGGCTTGAAGATCGAGGCGGAAGACTATCCGTTCGGTGCAGGTTGCCCCACTTTGTTCTCCAAGGGGCAGTCGATTTCTTCGGTTGTGTCCTACCCTCTTGCTTCTCCTGGAAATTCAGAAGTTGTCATGTTCGAGGCCGCAGGACGCATTGTAGGATTTGGCGGAAACCAGATTTGGATGGGAGCCAGTGGTTCAGGTGATAACTACGGGTCAACGAATGTTTGGGTTTCTCAAGACAATGTCAACTATGTTCAGGTTGCCTCTCTTCACACTCCCTCCGTTCTTGGCGAGTTGGTAGCAACCTTCCCTTCGAGTAGTGATCCTGACACGACTCACTCTCTTGTCGTTCAGCTTGCTGAGAACTGCCCTGCTCTCGCGTCAGGAACAACCGCAGCCGCTGATAACGACACCATGCTCTGCTACGTGGATGGAGAAGTCATCTCCTATAGCGCGTGTGCTCTCACAGGACAGAATGTTTACACAGCGGGAACCTATATCCGTCGTGGTCAGTTGGGTACGCCGATTAGTTCTCATGCTGTTGGCTCCCTGTTTCTGAGGCTGGACGCCTCCATCTTCAAGTACACCTACGATCCTGTTTGGCAGGGAAAGACCGTCTATTTCAAGTTTCAAGCAGTGAACTCGTTTGGCAACAATCCACAGCCGCTGAGCAACTTGTCAGCAGTGACGTTCTATATCGGGTCAACGAATAGCGGTGCGATTGATGCGGAAACAGGATTAGTCACGCCGTCAGCCGTCGCCGGTCTTAGCTCCAGCATTTCAACCCTTAGTTCCAGTGTAGGAACTATCAGCTCCGACGTAGGGACCATCAGCTCCGATCTTGGAACCAAGGCCCCGCTCGCAAGCCCAACCTTCACTGGTGGCATAGCTGTAGTTGGTCTTCCTGTGTATGCAACCAATGCAGCAGCGATTACAGGAGGTTTGGCAGCCGGGGATTTCTACAGGACCGGAGCCGATCCCGATCCTATCTACGTGGTTCATTAGATGGCTGGGAAACTACTTAGCCCCTGTGTAGAACAGGGGATTCTATGGTCATTCCTGAAGCAACCATTGTCGCATTAATAACAGCCGTGGGAGTGGTGTTGGCTGCGCTTATCACAGGACTGTTCAAGTTGACTTCCAAGAAGATTCAGGAAATCCATCTCATGGTCAACAGTCGGCTGACTCAGATGCTGGAACAGGTACGGATCGCGTCGGAAGCGGTCGGTGTCAAAAGAGAACTCGACCGCGATAAGTCTGAGGATGAAGACCAAAACAAAAAGCTGAATGAGTAGGGAAAGAGTTGAGTCGTGTGGATCTTCCAACAGTCAACAGGCAAACTCACGAACCCAGCAGGAGTTGTTGTCGGAGTTGGCTACAGCGGTAATGGTGCAGACCTCAACAACCCGGCTGGCCAAGGGGATGTTAAACACGGTCCTTGCCCTCAGGGAAAGTGGATCATCGGAACCTTCTTCAACGATTGCCATCTCGGACCTATTGTTGCCCATCTCACTCCCTGTCCCGGCAACGACATGGACGGTCGTGATGGCGGCTTCATGGTTCATGGGGATAACGAGCACCTGAATCACACTGCATCGGATGGCTGCATTATCCTATCCCACGCACTGAGAGAGGCAATTCAACAAAGGGGGGACAAGGGTTTGGAGGTGGTTGCATGAATATCCCATATCAATGGCTTTTAGGTTTTTACGTCATCAACATGATTGCGTCTGCACTGGTGCAATCGTTGCCTGCACCGACCACAGCGTCGAGTAAATGGTACGTGTTTCTGTACAAGTTTCTGTCGCTGTTAATTGCTGACTTCAAGTCGCTGACGGCA